AGCGGTTTCTGGCGCAGGTGACGCCACTCGTTCTGAAGCGGTATCTTTACTCGTTATGGACGAAGCCGCTTTTATTGAGAGGATCGAAGAGATATTCACAGCTGCTCAACAAACACTCGCAACTGGAGGTGGTTGTATTGCACTATCAACTCCTAATGGCGTTGGTAACTGGTTCCATAAAACGTATACAAGAGCCCAAAAAGGGGAAAACGGCTTCCTTCCAATATCTTTACCTTGGACAGTTCATCCTGAAAGAAACCAAACGTGGAGAGAAAAACAAACCAAGGAACTAGGAATTCGAAACGCAGCTCAGGAGTGCGATTGCGACTTTGCAACATCGGGAAATAGTGTAATAGATCCAGAAATACTAACATGGTTTGAAGATAATACAGTCTCAGAGCCTATAGAAAGGCGTGGGATGGACAAAGCCTATTGGATATGGGAATATCCTAATGACGTATATCATTACGCAGTAATTGCGGACGTAGCCCGAGGTGATGGATCAGATTACAGCGCATTTCATGTTTTAGAGATTGAGACTATGCGACAGGTGGCTGAATTTCGTTCACAAATAGACACTAGAGAATATTCTAGAGTATTATTAGCCGCTGCTAACGAATATAATCAAGCACTACTCGTTGTTGAAAATCAAAACATAGGATGGGATGTAGTTCAGACGCTAAAAGAGAGTGGATATCAAAATCTACACTATGGATATAATAACGACACAGCTGATTTTGAGAAGTGGATGGATAAATACGATAGAACATCTGGATTAACTCCAGGATTTACTACAACTTCAAAAAACAGACCTCTCATGTTAGAAAGAATGAGAGATTTTATTGAAAGTAAAGTTGTAACTATCAGATCAATCAGATTATTAGAGGAATTACGAGTGTTTATTTGGAAAAATAATAAACAACAGGCGATGCAAGGTTACAATGACGATCTTGTTATGTCATTCGCTATAGGTTTGTATCTAAGAGAGACCAGTTTACGATTTAAAACTACTATGGATAGTTTAACTGCAGTAGGAATTAACAATATTACTCGCGCAGGAAGTACAAATCAATCATTTTATTCATCTAATCCATATACTCACTACAACTCTTGGACACAAGATATAAGTACTCCTACAGGAACCGAACAACACGACTTAACATGGTTATTAACATAACCGTTATATTTATATAATATATGGCAAACGAAAAAAATCAACAAGGGGGAAATCTTTTTACAGCACTTAGACGTCTATTTTCTTCTGATGTAATCATAAGAAATGAAGGTGGTAAAATGTTAAAAGTAGTTGATACTAATGACATTCAAAACAACGGCGTAATACCGACTAACTCTTTGGTTGATAGGTTTAATAAAGTATACACTACTTCAACTGCATATGGTGTTAATCTTAACCTAGCACAAAATTATAGATCAGCAAGGGTTCAAATATACGCTGATTATGACGCAATGGATACTGATGCAATCATCTCTTCTGCGTTAGATATCATTTCAGATGAGTGTACGTTGAAAAACGAACAAGGAGAAGTACTACAAGTACGTTCTTCTGATGAAAATATTCAAAAGATCCTCTATAATCTATTTTATTCAGTATTAAACATTGAATACAGTCTTTGGGGATGGATTAGAAACATGTGTAAGTACGGTGATTTCTATCTCAAACTTGAAATTGCCGAAGGATACGGAGTATATAATGTAATTCCTTTTTCAGCGTATAATATCGCTAGAGAAGAAGGATTTAATCCAAAAAACGCTAACGAAGTACGATTTAAATTTGATCCAACAGCGGCAATCGCATCTACTGGAGGATATTCGGCTATAAGTCGTGAAGACGAACAAGGGATATTCTTTGATAATTATGAAATGGCGCATTTCCGTCTCACTGGAGATGTAAACTACTTGCCTTATGGTCGTTCATATCTCGAACCAGCAAGAAAACTATTCAAACAATATGTTTTGATAGAAGATGCGATGTTGATACATCGTATTGTTAGGGCTCCAGAGAAAAGAGTGTTTTATGTGAATATTGGAGCCATTCCTCCTGGTGAAGTTGAAAATTTCATGCAAAGAATGATCTCTAAGATGAAGAAAACTCCTCTTATGGATCCACAAACAGGTCAATATAACCTCAAATATAACATGCAAAACATGTTAGAGGATATCTATATCCCTGTTAGAGGAAATGACGCTACCACTCGCATAGATACCGCAAAAGGTCTAGATTATAATGGTATTGAAGACGTTCAGTACTTTAGAGAGAAACTTTTCGCTGCTCTAAAGATACCTAAAGCGTTTATGGGTTATGAAAAAGATTTGACTGGTAAAGCGACACTTGCCGCAGAAGATATTCGTTTTGCGAGAACAATTGAAAGAATACAGAGAATAATTCTTTCTGAATTAACAAAAATTGCGCTCATCCATCTGTATTCAAATGGATATACAAACGAGTCCGCCGCTAATTTCACTATATCTCTAACAAATCCATCAATCATCTACGAACAAGAGCGTATCGCTCTATTCAAAGAGAAAATTGATTTAGCGAATTCAGCGCTTGAAGCGAAATTATTACCTAAAGACTTCATTTACGATAAGATATTCCAGTTCTCTGAAGATCAGTATGCAGAGATGGAAGATATGATCATTGAAGATCAAAAGAAAGCGTTCAGATATAATCAAATACTTGAAGAAGGAAACGATCCAGCTGAAACAGGACAAGCGTTCGGTACTCCACACCAACTTGCGTCTCTATATGGAGGCAAAGGACAAACTAAACTAGACGTTCCAACTGGATATGATGAAACTAATCCAAGCGAACCTGCTCCACAACCTGGAAGACCTCAAGTACATAACTCTATAAGAGGAACCGACAAATCAGCACTTGGAAGGGATCCATTAGGCAAAGGAGATCTTTCCGCTAAAACTGATTCGAAAGAGGATTACTCTTCAGGTATGGGTGCACCATTAGCGTTAGAAAACTCAATGTCAGAGTATCTAAAACTAAGGTCTTCGTTAGAAAAGATGAAGGGCGTAAATCCTAAAAACGTTGGTAGAAAGACAATGTTGTTTGAACAATCTGACGCAGAAGGAAGAACAACAGATCTTTACAGTAAACCTGATCTATTAGAGGAAACTTCACTATTAGATGATTGCGATATACCAAATATAGAGAGAAAAGCGCCAGTACTCCCTAAACCATCAGCTCCAAAACCAATATTTGAGAATAAACAGCCTGTTAAAAAAGAGGAAGTAATAGATACACCAGAAACTCTTTTAGAGCACTCTAAAATACTCTCTGACTCTGCGTTTGTTGTACCAACAACAGAACAAAATGAACAATTTAATGAGAATGAAGAGATTAAACTCTCTAGAAATCTTTTAGATGAGTCTAAAATATTGCCTGATCTAAATCTCGAAATACAAAAAAGACCTGCTCCTGTTCAATTAAATGAAGAAAAACAGTCTAATGATTTAAGTAGTTCAGAGATAAAAGAAATAATAACTCTTCTTAACGAAGATTCTATATTAGACGACACTACATTTAATGATATAGACAAAACTATTCCTGAGAATTTACTTAGTGAAGTTAAAATTGAGGATGATGGAATATTTCGTATTCCAGAAAGAAAACCTGCGCCTGTAAAACTATTAAATTCGGATAAAATAATATCAGACGATAAGTTTGAAGATCAAGATTTGATCAAGATTGCCGAAATTATGAACGAAAACTCTATAAACGAAGACGTAAAATATGATAACGCTAAGAAGTTTATAGAAGAATCTATAGAATCAAAAACAACTCTAAATAATTCAGATAATATTATTGATGATTCTGTTTTTGATGATATAAAAAATAAAAGTAATAGTATAATATCTAGTATTCCAGAAAATTTATTAAATTCTGAAATAGTATCTGAAGAAATATTTGATGAACTACATAAAATAAACACTACAGATAAAGAGAATCTAATAAATAATAGCGATTCAATTATAGAAGAAGAGGTATTTGACAAGTTAGATGAATCAATTCCAACTAATCTTTTGAAAGATGATAAAGTGTCTGATGATACAGAATTTAACACTGGAATGTTAGACGAATCAAATTTAAAAGACGAAACAGAGACACCTTCTACTAAAAAAGTGCGTAAAAAGAAGAAATAAACATATACTCAACGCTTATATATTTATTATAAGTAGAATACTATATAAATATGTCTATAAAACATAGTAAATACAGAAATACCGCAATACTTTTTGAACTTTTGGTGAGGCAAACTACAGCGGATTTAATACAAAACAAAGATCCGAGGTCTGTAAAGATAATAAAAAAGTACTTTAAAGGTACTGATTTAGGAAGAGAGCATGCGTTGTACTCTCAATTGAATTATACTAATGGATTAAGCGAAGTAAAGGCAAATATTGTGATTTCTTCTGTGTTAGAACAGCGGAAAAAGTTAGATCAGTCAAATTTAAACAGACTAAAGTACAATCTTATAAAAGAGATCAAATCTAACTACGATATAGATAATTTCTTTAAGGCAAAGATCGATAATTACAAAATATACGCCTCAATATACACTCTTTTCGAATCTCAAATATCAAAAGAATCAGACGCTAATCAAATCACTGAGAATAAATTAACTTTGTTAGAACATCTATCATATAATAAAACAAATGATGATTCTCAAGTCAATTTGGTAGATGAATTCATGAAAGAGGACAAGGAAATTAGACTTATGGCCTATAAAATCATGGTTAATAAGTTTAATGACAAGTATAGTTCGCTTTCTGAAAGACAAAAGTCTGTTTTAAAGGAATATATTAATAATATCTCAGAAACTGAGCACCTAAAGACCTATTTGAACGAAACTATTTCAACAATAGTTAAAGAACTCAAGGTCGCTTATAGGAATGTGAAAGATCCAGTAACAAAGATTAAATTGGCAGAGACAATACGACTTATTAAACCTATTCCCTCAACTGGATTTGTAAAAGACGAACATTTGGCATCAACTCTTCAATTTATTGAGTTGGTAGAAGAATTAAATGGCACTAAATGACAAAAATCAACGTTCAGTTCGCTGCACAGCGACTTCGAGAAGAGGAAATAGATGAAACGTCTGCCACTCCAGGCGAAGGTGCATATCTCACTAAACCCCGCGCAAAACGTAATACACCAAAACCAACATCAGGTTATAAAGAAGTAAGCGGATTTAGACCCGGTCATAGTAATCTAAAAGTAGTCCAAACAAAGGACTTGTGGAATATGAATGAGGCGCAAACTCCTGAGGATGAAAAAAAACTTAGAGCTATATTGCCTCTTATACAAGGTAATACCGAACTATATAACGTATTTTTAGGTATGATGAAAGATCCATATCCACATGGATATGATGAATTCTATAAAATGTTACCACAAGAAATACGAAATCAAGCGCCTGAACCCGAAGAGATATCGCAATCAACGCCGACTTGGTCTCAAAAAATAAAGTCGTTTTTTAGAAATGAAAATTTATCTGAAGTAGGAAATAAATCAAAATCGGAAGATAAACTAACATACAAAACAGGAGAATATATAAAAGTTGGTGATAGTGTAACTACACACAAAGGAGACACTGGAAAGGTAACAGGTTTTCAAAAAGCCTCAAAAGATGATGAAGAAACTGTATTTATTACGGTAACTAAACAAAAAAATGGAGGTTCTGTACCAGTTCCTAATACTGGATTATTCTCTAATCAGCTTACATTAAATAATCCTAAATCTGAACCTATAAAAGAAGGAATAAAAAGAGACATCAAAAACAGAAATCCTTCACAACAGTTTCACGAAGCCGCTAGGATGGTAAATAGAAAACTTCAAGAAATAAATAGTATATTAGAATACGCTGCACAAATTAAAGGAAAACTTGATGAAAGTTCTAGGCCTAATCATCTTATGGAAAAGATGAAAAAGAAAACAGTGTCTGCATATAATAAAATGAGAAAACTATGAAAGGACTATTGAATGAAGCGCATCGTCTTCAAAAGTTGGCAGGAATATTTGAAGGTCAATACGGTTCAGATACAGGAGCTCAAGAATTATATACACTAATGGATGATTTATCTAGTTTAATATCAACTAACTCTAATCTATCTACAGCAGATAAAGAGGCAATATTTCCTATTCTCTCTAAAATGACCTCAATCGTAGACGCTATAGTAGCAGATGGTGATTTTTATGATGATAACTATGAAGAATCTGTATCTGATTATTTACAAGAGGCTGGCGCTAAAAAAAGAAGTAAGAAAAAGAAAGGCCCTGGTCTTTGGGCAAATATTAGAAAACAAAGAGAAGACGGAGAGAAACCTGCTCATCCTAACTCAAAAGAATACAAAGACGCTGTAAAAGCGGGAAAAGAAATAAATAAAAATAAGTAAAATGAAACAACTTAATCCTTTATTTGGCGGCGGCTGCGGTTGCGGCGGAAAAAAGTAATAATATGGATAAAAACATATTAACCGAATCCGATAGACTAAAAAAACTCGCTGGTATAAGTGAAGAAGAGTTTAACTCTCTTCCAGATATGGAACTATTTGATGACATTCCATCTGTTAAACTCTATATCAATGATCATGGAATGATGAGAATACAACTCAGCGCTCTATACCACGATCCATCAAACGGTAAAATTCCATTACTAAAAGATAATCCGCTTCTGCAGGAGTTAGTAATGAAGGCAATACAAATGGAAACACAAAAAGCCTTTAGACGCGCAGTTCATGGCGTTTTAGGCAAACCTTACGGACTAAAACAATAAAATAAAAACTATGGCAAAGGGTTCTTCTGACGCAAGAAAAATTACATTCGGTAAGAAAAAAATGGGTAAAGCGAAAAAGGCATTCAATAAACACGACCGCAAGGAGAAAAATTATAGAGGTCAAGGGAGAGGTTAAATATTTATAAGTATGACAAACATATCAAGACTATATCAACAACTGAGCGAAGGAGAAATAAGTAAGGATTACTTCGTTCGTAGGGCAAGAATAGAGCACTCAAATGTAGTATCACCTGTAAATTCATACGATGATATTGTAAAAATTCTTAAAAATAAAGGACTTATATCAGAATCTGATGTTCGTAAAGAAAATTATAAAAACTTAAACGAATACGATGATGATCCTGAATATGATGATGAAGATAATGATCCAAGATTATCATATTTCACTCCTGATAAAAAGACAGCTACTAAACTATTAGGTTTATTATCGGCATATAATGTTGCTGAACCAAATCGTAAAAATGATAATGCGATAGATATACTTGACAAAACCACAGGACAAATGCCTGCTGTTATAAAAAAGATGAATAAGTTTGTTACTAAAAATATGCCAGATAAGGCAGAAGCTCTTATAGCCTTAAATTCTGATGAAGAAAGAGAAGAACGATTACGTGCGTATAAAAAAACGATGAATGAATCTCATAATGCAACTCAAAAGTTAACCACATCTCAAATAATTGACAGGCTCAATCCGTATGCCGTAAAAAAAGGTATAGAAGTTGAAATGGCAAAATGTAAAGGCGCAATTGAATTGGAAAAAATTCGTGAAAAAGTCGCTAAAAACCTTTCAAAAAATCAAAAATACTACGAAGAGTATCAGTTC